CAGTTCACTGGTGGCTTTCCGTTTCATCAGCGGCCTGCCCCACGGCGCCTATTTCGGCATCGCCGCCGTGGTCGCCTCGAGCATGGTGCCCTCGGATAAACGCGCCGGCGCCGTCGCCCGCGTAATGGTGGGCCTGACCCTCGCGATGCTGCTGGGCAACCCGATCGCCACCTTCCTCGGCCAACACCTGGGCTGGCGCTCGGCCTTCGCCCTGGTCAGCGTGATCGCCCTATGCACCATCGCCCTGGTGTGGCAATTCGTCCCCCACCGCCATGACGAAGAACGCAGCGACCCGCGCAAGGAAATGCGTGCCTTCACCAAACCCCAGGTGTGGATGGCCCTGTCCATCGGCGCGATTGGCTTTGCCGGGATGTTCTGCGTATTCAGCTACCTGGCGCCGACCATGCTGGAAGTGACCAAAGTGTCGCCACAGTGGATTCCCTTTGGCCTCGCGGCGTTTGGTGTCGGCGGGATCATCGGCAACATCGCAGGCGGCAAACTGTTTGATCGTATGCAATTTCGCGCTGTGGGGCTGATATTGGTGTGGTCGATAGCCGTGCTGCTGTTCTTTCCGTTCGCGGCATCGTCGCTGTGGGGCGTGCTGCTGAGCATGGGGCTGGTCGGCACCATGGTGTCGCTGGCGGCGCCGTTGCAGATCCGCCTGATGGATATCGCCCACGAAGCCCCGAGCCTGGCGGCCGCGTCCAACCACGCGGCGTTCAACCTGGCGAACGCGCTGGGCCCGTGGTTTGGCGGGATGGCGATTACCGCCGGATTTGGTTGGACAAGCACCGGTTACATCGGCGCCGCGACAGCACTGCTTGGCCTGGGCCTTTACCTCATCGCCCGACGCATGAAAGGCGGGCACTAACCCGCCAACCTGCGCAGCTCGGGCTTGCTCCCGATAGCAATGGGTCAGTCACCACAAAACTGGCTGGCCCAGTGCCGCATCAATCATCATGCAACAACCCCGAACCATACTCTCCATAACTGCTACCCAGCCCGCTGCCGCCAAAACTCATTTTGGCGGCTTTACTCGGGCTATGGTCGCCAAACGCCTGGCATCCGCCCGAGAAGCATGGGTCGCTGCTGACGCTCCCGCCCGAGGAGCAGGCGCTCAATAGCAATGTGCCGCTGATCAGCAACAGTTTGATGAGGTTTGAGGTCATTTCCTGGGTTCTCTGCAGGCTGGAGGCGTTGGGCCTCTCTTGCAGAGAATCGTAAACCTCAACACTGCAGAGAATGATGAAATGTTGCTTGGGACAGGCTGTATCCAGAGCGCCGACTTGGAAAACGCCTACATCCGCTGTAACACGTAGCTGTTCTCAAAACCATGCACGCTCCCCAGCACGTTGAAGTCTTTGAAGAACCCCGTAGCCCTGAGCAGATCGACCGCTGGCCCCACCTCAGGCGAGTGTTTAAAGTCGCGATAATCGTCCAGCACGATAAAACCGCCCGGCACCACGCTCGGCGAATACAGCAGGAAATCCAGCAACACGTTGCGCATGGTGTGGCCGCCATCGATATGCAACAGCGCAACTCTGGGCGCCAGATTGTAGAAACGCTCGGCACTGAGTTCCGAGAAGCCGCGAATCACCACCGCATCAGGCAGCATCAACGCCTGATAGTGACTGAACTCCTCAAACTGGTTAGGCAACTCAAACGGGTCAATACCGATGACACGCCGCTCGCCATTGCACACCTCATTCATCAGCACCAGCGACTTGCCCTTCCACACGCCGATCTCCACCACGTCACCCGGCAGCTCGGCCACCAAAAGCGACAGGTAGCCCAGCAGGCGTACATGATCATGGAACGACAACTCACGACGCTCCATCGCCTGCTCAGGCAGCAGGCTGGCCTGGGCCTGTTCGAAATGCTGGCCGATCAATTCCCAGACCTGGGCGATGCTGCCAGTCAACTCCGGGTTGCTGGTGAATTCGTTGAGTTCCTGGATAGTTATCATTGTTTTCTGATCACTCCGAACGGCTAGAGGGACGTGGTTCCTGCCAGCCAAGCCGAGAACCGATGGGCGCATCGAGGATCCCTAGGCAATCTCGGCGACAAATTAAGTGCTGATTTGCTGTTTCAAGAACACACCCTTCAATACTAGTTCGGATCTTCCCGACGCGTCAGAAGGTGCCGCTCGGCATCAAGACACGACCAAGAAAAGAGGATCGCCTTAAGGCGCTTCGCATTCCCTTACAGCGCTGTGATGAAATGAGCCACACACGCGGCTCCGACACCCGGCATGCATCCCTGATAAACTGCGCGCCATTCGCCTTGACCCAGATCGCCCCAAATGCCCCTACAAACCGCCCCACTCTCCCGCCGCTTCTCCGTTGCTCCGATGATGGATTGGCACAGCTAATTCTACAGGCCTCGAAACACATGCACTTCAGCGCCATCAAGAGACGCACGTACCACTTTCGTACCAACACCAATCTCAAAAAAGCTGGACCGCCGCCTATTTCTGGCTGAACGTAGCTATCCCGAGTATTGCCAATGCTATTCTTGATTTCTTTCGAAATGAGTCGCCTACCATGACCAACGAGTACTCACTAACGGACGTGTTGGAACGGTTTTATCAAAATCAACTGGCCCTAGAAGCAGCAGTAATGGAACTGACTCTTTGGGCTGAGCAGAAAAACGCTCTGGAGTTGGGTGAGAATGTTCGCGGGGCCCTTCACACGGTTGGTGTAAATGCAGGCCATATTAAGCAAGGCCTGGCACGATTGAGAGGTGCGGACCTCACATAGTCGATATCGACAAAAACGGTCATTTATTTACTCCGAATGCTGCGCCTTTGAAGCGTCAAGACCGAAGTAAACCGTTTCGGAATCCCCCGATATATATACTAAATAACTGATCAAGTAGAATCCCTGTTCGCATCATTTCAAGGACTGTGACAAGAGGAAGGACGATGCCCGAAATTTACACCGTTAAAATCGTTAATACTGGCGAGATTTTTAGCCCTAGCGAGCAAAAAGGCCCCCTTTGGGAAAAAGCGCTTGAAGCTAGTCGCGGGATCACTCATGCAGTTTGTTTGTGCCGACAGGGTGATGATCCGCGTACAGTGGCCATCAAGTTGTCCCCAAATAAAAAATACTATTTGGCTCGTTACGGGGCTACGCATCACCACCGCAAAGACTGTCGCTTTTACGGACTAAATCCCACCCAATCCGGGCGGCAGGGGTATACACAGCAGGCAGTGCTCGAGCAGGCGGATGGCAGTCTTGCAATTAAACTCGCTCGCAGCCTTTCGCCGCCGCGCGGAGCAGTGGAAGCTAACCTTAAGGCCGTGCAGCAGAGCCGCTCTGCGCAAGGCGTAAGGCGCAGCGCCATGGGTCTAGGGGGATTGCTCGACCTACTATGGGAAGAGGCCGATCTGAATCAGTGGAACTCCGGAACCTCTAAGCGTTGGGATCTAAAGACAGGTACATTATTGCTGCGTCAGGCCGAAAGGATTCACGTGGGAAGTCACACTCTGGACAAAGCTCTGCTGCTCCCAGCCTTTAAAGAAACACCTGAGGCTACACGCAATTTAAAGATCGTAGAAAAAGCTCGCAAGAGTGGATTGCGCCTAATTGTCATAGCACCGCTCGCCAAATTCGATGAGTCCCGAGATAGCTGGGCTGATACTAATGTTGAGACAGCGCAGCCTCTGCAGATGCTACTGGGTACCTCTTATGGGACTCCAAAAATGATGCTCACTGCAGCTAGCCGGACGGCAGTACAGAGCAGCTATCACAACGAAATTGCGGCTTGGAAGCGTGATGAAAAGCTTTACGCCATTGCTCAATTTGTATTGAGGGATAAAAAGACCAAATACCCCAACGAAGCAGATGTAGCAGATGTGCTTGAAGTCTGCCTGTTGCACCTGAGTGAGCGCTTCATCCCCCTGGATTCAAGTTATGAAGAGGCTATTGAAAAGTTGCTGACTGAGGCAAAGCGCAGCTTTATCAAACCATTGCGGTACGAGGCAGATGATGAGGTATTCCCTGACTTTTGGCTGCTTGACATGGGATGCGACTATCCTATGGAGGTGTTCGGCATGGATACCGAAGACTACCAAACGCGCAAGGATCAGAAATTCAAGATCTACTCAGACATCAAAAAATACCCGAGTGGCTGGTGGTATTGGGACGCGCTGACAAAGGGCAAGATCCCGGAGCTTCCCTCGCCCCCTGTGGTAGAGCCAAAGGAGCCTTAACAGATGGCCCAATTGAATCTCTCGTCTTTATTTTTTATAAAATCAAACGTCCGAATGGTTATCTTTCGCCTAGCCAGCTCCTGCCTATCATCCTCGCCGATTGGCTGACCGTTCTGAACATCAACCGCGCTCGCACGTCTTCACTCCCCGTAAACCCATCACGGGAAGGCACGGCCAACGCCCATCAACGCTTTACACATAGATTACAGTACAAGCCCGCTCTACATGGTCACCTTCCAGCTAGGCTCGTGCCCACGAGCCTAGCTGGAAGGTGACCAGGATGCCAGTATTTTATACGTACAGCAGCCGTACAGGTTGACACGAGCGGCACCCGTCGCTATTATCAATCCTGTACGGCCATTGTACGTATGGAAACGTAACGAAAAGAAGCCGTACACGAAGGAACACCCAACCATAGATGCAATTAACTAAGAATGGAGTCGTAATGGAAAACACCCGAGAAGGAACGCAACTCGTAACGAGTTGGACGTAAATTAGAAGAAGGAAGCGCATCACTCTAAATTGAACACCAAGAGGAAAGCACTATGTCTTTTGTAGCAGAGACACTACAGGGTGCAAAAACTGCAAGACTAGATCTCAAAACAACAGAATTTGCAAAAGATTTCATCCGTAAAGCAGCAACCATTTCCGGTCTTGATATGACGTCCTTTATCTTAGCGTCGGCCTTTGAAAAAGCTGAGGCAGTAATGGAAACATATCAGCGGATTGAGCTTTCGGAGAAAGCATTTGCTCGTGCACATGAATTGAGCCGAGAAAGTGTAGCAACCCCGAAAACCCACAAAAACCTGGTAAAACTATTTAGGAGCAGAAATGAACGATCCCGACCTAACGTACGCTCAGGTGAACTTAAATGAGTTCCTGGACGATGTAAAAATCCCGAAGAAATTTAATTGCGGGGACGCAGTCCTCGACAAGTATGTAACTTCTGGAAATCTCAAACGGGCAATTAAGTCGGAAAATCTTCATGCAACCGGCCTGTTTGATGAGTCGCAGAACCTCATCGGATTCATGACAGTCGGCTTTGCCATTTTAGATAAGGCCCGCGTGAAGACGTTTGTGAAAGGGAACCAACCTCCGCATCTCCCTGTAGCGAAAGTCATCATGATTGCCATTGACGAACGTCATCAGCGTCGCGGGCTCGGTACCGACTTAATGCTGGAAGCGTTTTTCAAGGCGGTTACTGTACACCAAACGATTCCGTTGAAAGGTGTTTACCTGGACGCCGCTCCTGGGAAGGAAGCGTTCTATACTGAAACGTTTGGGTTCGCTGAACTGGAAGGACCAAGTCCTGCAGGTAGTACCCCGATGTTTATCCCAATCGAGGATGTCATTGCCGCCCTTTCGGAGGCAGACGATCCAGAGTAACGAGACGAGGCCATGCCCAGCTCACCATAATGGCTAGTAGTGACCCTACTAGCCATTTTTTATGCCTGCTCAATTTAGGTTACACGCCCCTGCCGAAGTGATGGATTTGAGCGCCGATGCCTACAGGCCGCAAAGCACTGCGGCACCTGACTGGAGGAGTGAATGCTCGCCATGCGCCTTGTTGAGTGCCCCGCCCAGCCAGCGACCGTGATCCTGTATTTCCCGAGCGCAAGAGCCGACACGCCCTAAAGGCCAAATCTGAGGCTGCATCTATGAGAGTACGGGCGCGTGAATTTGAGAGAGTGAGAACTGCACGTAGCTTCAGTAAATGCTCCGACCTCTCGGTATTTGCATTATTTCATGTTGACCCATGGGAAAGAGGTTAGGAGGGTAAGTTTTTTGTCCGGAGCCCTATAAGCCTTGTTTGCTATGGATTTTCTTAGGATTGCCGGGGTTAGCTTTTTGGTTAGGTCTGGTTATTTCCTAACCTTTATTAGTGTTAAATCTTAAACATATTAATTCCTTTAAAAACATATAGTTACGAAAACCTAACTTTTAACCTGACCCAACCTAACCCATCAAAGTTAGGCCTCAAGTCCAACAAATACAGGCTTTCCAACTCTCCCACCCCCCTCAAAAAAAAAACTAACCTTTTTCCCGAGGCACCTACTAAATTCAGCTGTCCGTGCTTGCCTCTACGCGTTGCGAAAAGCATCCGCCCTCGCAGGGTTCCGCAGGTTTCCGCTCCATCCAAAACGCGCAGCAAGCGCCCGGCCGGAGCCGCCGAGAGTAATCCGCAGGGTTGCAGAAAAATCGACCCATTTAGCCTGCAGGCGAGGTGGGGGGACGACGGCGCGCGCCGGGTGCTGAAGCATGTCACTGCGCCGTTGTAGCACGCCTGCAACCCTATTTGTGGAACGCCAACTCCCCGACCTGATGGCAGCTCGCTGGGTGGAGCCTGCGCAGCCACCGAGGTCCCGCTTTTATTGGGTCGCGCCACCGCTATGGCTTGCCTTGACTCCCTGCAAATGCTACGTTGAACTGGGTTTTTTAATGCTGTTGAAAGGCAAACTTTCATGTATCCCAGCTGATTTTTTCTGACCCAAAGCCCCGCTCTTTCCTACAGTTCGTCGCCTCAAATCGCGTCATGGGCAAACCTCAATTGCTGTATGCGCATACAGTATTGAATTCGCCCTCCATGAACAACGATGAAGACACCCTCGGCTGGCTTGGCCTCCCTTCCCCATTGCAAATGTACCGGCAGCATTGTCGCCTCCTGGAGAACGAGATCCAGGAACTGAACGTACATCTGCGCAAAGCGCGGGAGGATGTCTTCGGAATCAGTCAGATGCTGCTGGGTACGCAGGCGAAGAACGCCGAGTTCACCGGATACCTCCGTCAGAGAGGCGGCGAAGCGGCTGAGATGCGAAAGCAGACCGATACGCTGACGACGTCACTGGGCGCAAGTCAGCGTGAAGCCGAAGGCCTGAAGCGAATCGTCAACGAGATGAGACCTCGACCGACCACGCTTGTCTAAGAAGGAGAAGTCCTAAGATTTGTGTACAGCAAATGCTGTACCTAAGACTCAATGATATGTGAATCAAGGCGCGGGGTTAAGAACGGCTACCAGGGCCATCGTACCCATGCTCCCGGACTCCCACCTCAGCAGCTATGCTGCGATAATCTGTTTGCTGCCATGCTCAACTTATTGAGAGTGGCGCTGGTTTTTTGGACGGGTCTACCGGAGAAATTATGGACGAGTGGCTGAATTACGTAATAGCAAATGCCTCATGGATATTTTCAGGGATTGGAGTGTTCGCTCTTTCAGGCCTAGCCTGGTTCTTTAAGAACTCTCTCAAAAAATCATCAAACAAACAAACTCAAAAAGTAGAAGGCGGTAGTAGAGGTTACCAATCAGGTGGAGATATGCACTTTGGCAAGGAAGATAAAAAATGATTAACCGACAGGACCAGAGCGCAGCCGGTAGTTCCATTGCTGTTCAAGCCAACGGATCAGTTAGCATAATTAAAAACGGACTTGAATTATCCGAGGTGAGAGAGCTAACTGAGATTTTTCTCGAAAAGCACTTACCTGCTTTAAGAGCTGAGGCAGAAGTAACAGCAAGAAAGCATGCTGAGGAGTTTATGAATGAATTCGTAAGCAAACTGAGTGAAACAAGCAAAGTTACAGCTGACGCATTCGCAAGACCTGACAGCCAAGCTTGTTTTAGTGCGGCGTTGCTTAGTAGCGCGGAAAAGGGGGATCAGATTGACCTGAAGCTACTAGCTTCCATGGTGATTAAAAGGCTTGAAAATGACTCCGACCCACTATTGAAGCTTGTTTATGAAGAGTCGATCAGCGTCACTCCGAGACTGACCAAACAGCATATAGCTTTTCTGACTTTCGTGTTTTTCACCAAGCACATTAACTTCAGCAACAAACCTCCATTTCAAGTAGTTGAAATGTATATCGCTAGAGTACTTCCATTAATGGAACTTGGGTTCCACCTATCAACTGCCAACAAAGAATACTTGTGCAGCAAAGGCTTATTAAGCATCAACCTTGTGGCAGACGTCAATGACTTACAAGGCAGATACAGCAATATGCTTACAGACTTCCCCACAGATGAAGCTGAGCTAAAGGCTACATGCCCAAATCTACACACTACGATTATAAATTACGGTACCAATAACATACCAACCTGTTTCCTGAACGCATCAGGAAAGCTAATCGCATTATCAGCAATTGAAAGTATTATAGGGGATTTGGATAAGTCCATTTGGATATTCTAGCCCCTTACTCAGGGAGGCGAGGCGTTGGTTGGAGCACTCGGCACGTTCGAGTCACTCAGCGTCGAGCGGGTGTTAGAGCACCAGCTCGTCGTCTCATTTACTGCGCGGGGGTACTATTTTTCCCCGCTCCAAGTTCAAAGGGCTTGAAGCTCACGACTTCCTCGCCTACCCAATCATTGAGAAGGGCCAAGCGCGTCTGAATCGGCTCAAGCTCCAGGGTGGCCCAGACCTCCCCCGCTTCCTTCGGCGAGCCAAAGCCCCCAGCGTTTTTCGGCACGATGCCCATCAGCTGCGGATAAACCCGCAACGCCGCCAGCACATCGCCCTGGGTCTGATCCTTGATCGAGTTGAACTCATCCTTGGCCGACACCTCGCTCACCGGTATCAACTGAATGCCCTCCTTCTTCCCATTCGGCGCGTACACAAACAGGTTGCGGAAGTTGCCGGGGCCTTTTGAGTTTTTCAGAGCGGTGCGTAGATCATCGATATCGGATTCGTTCTGCGCGGCGTCCGTCATGTACAGGATGAAGCCAGCATGGCTGCCGTTTTCGTAGTATTTGCGACGAAACAGCGTTGCCGACTGATTCAATAGCGCCGATTGCAGTGCACAAAGCCACTCCGGCAACCCGTAAATTTCCTGGTGCAGATCCAGCTCACGTAAATGGAAAACGCTGCCCTGGTCAAACTCGTGCTCATTCTTCCAGCCTTGCACCTGAAAAAAGCGCTCGTCCTTCCCTACCCGCATGTACTTCGCCAACGCGGGCTTAAGCGCCACAGGCGAGCCCAGCAATGAACGCCGCGCCTCCATATATCCATTGCCCAGTGCCAGGTAGTCTTGGGCGTATTGATCGAAGGCCTCGCGGGTCAGCAGCTTGTGCGGGATGAACGTGCGGGTCAGTTGGTTGCGCTTGAAGCGCAGTCCCGAGTCCAGATGAACACTGGCCTTCACCGATCGAGCCAGTCCGTCCAGCGACAACGGTGGCTCATACCAACGCCCGTTAAACCAGCACTCCAACGAGTCGAATATCTCCCTGGCGGACAACACCGACTCCGGCTCGCCGAACGTGAACGCTACCGACTTGTGCTCACTCACCGCCTGCTCTGTGGCAACTGCCACCTCATTGCTTGTATTCATCAAAAAAGCTCCATCCGCCCGGTATTGGCAGCCGTCTGCCCCTCGAGCGGTTCGTGGTGTAGTGCATGGAAAAGGGCCCAGGCCAGGTCGGCGTGGCCGGTTGATTCGCTGCGCCCAGCGGTATAGGTGAACTGCCGTCCGCTGGCGGTGATGGTTTTGCGAATGGCCATCAGTGATTGCGCGAAGTCCGTCCAGCCGGCGTCGAATTCCAGTCGGCCCTTGTTGATCACGTCATACGCCTTCATCACCAGGCGCGACTTCACCTCTGGCGAATAACTGAACGTCGTCAGCCCAGGGAAGAACTGCCGCACCAGCTGCGCCACGCCAGAACCCATGCCTGTCACGTCGATACCGATATAGGTGACCCAATATCGCTGGGTCACCATGCGGATGGACTCGGCCTGCGCCGCGAAATCCATGCCACGGAACTGGTGCCGCTCAATCACCCGGAACTTACCGCCCGGCACCATTGGCGGCGCCACGACCACCAGGCCAGAGCTGTCGCCCGTTTCGGCCGGGTCATATCCCAGCCACACTTGGCGGTCGGCCAGAGGGCGCGGCGCCAAAGGCTTGTAGTCCTCTGCCCACTCAACCCAGCTGTCGATCATGCAAGACTGCAACATCGACAGAGGGAAGATGCTCGCCCCGTCGTCCACAAACTGGCACATCAGCAAGTTCTGGAACGCCTCGGCGTCGTACTCCTGGCGCAGCTCCTCAAGGTCGAAGAGTTCGCAGCCGCGTTGCTCAGCGTCCAGAATCGTGACGATCTGCCGCCACACCTTGTCCTCGCACAAACGTCCCTGTTGCAGGGCATCGTGGGAAACATCCACCGAAATACGGTTGGCGGCGGGCTTACCCTTGTTGAATCGCTCCCCCGTCCAGAACGTGTATGCCTCGTGAGCCATGCTCGACGGCGTGCTGAAGTAGGTGCGGCGGTATTGCTTCTGCATCGCCATACCCGAGGCGACCTTGTTCAGTTCCTTGAACTTGAACGTCCAGAAGAATTCATCGAAGTAGAAATTGCCGTGGTAGCCCTGAGCCGTCCGTGCGTTGGTCCCCAGGAAGTGAAGCTCGGCGCCATTCGCCAGCGTGATGGGATCGCCGGTCAGCTCAACGCCGACGACTTCCCTGGCAAAGGACTGAATGTAAGATTTAAAAATGTGTGCCTGATTTTTCGATGCAGACAGGAAAATTTGATTACGTCCAGTGGTCAACGCATCAATCAGCGCCTCACGAGCGAAGTAGAAAGTCGCACCGATTTGTCTGCTTTTCAGAATGGCCCTGGTGCGCTGATTGCCAGCCTTGTACCAATCCAACTGATAACCAAAGCACCCATCGACGAACGCCTGAGTGAGCAGCTCGATATGCTCTTCGCTGAACTCATTACGGCTCGGTTTTTTCTTGGGTCCGCTATTGCGGTCATTCAATTTCGGGTTTAGCTCGGACTCGGTACCGCCTCCCTGGAACCGCTCGATACGTGCCTGACGCTCCAACTGCCGGTGCAGCAAGTCAATTTCCTTGAAATCGCCGCTGGTCTTGCCTTCCTTCAGGATCAACTGCACCAACCGCACCTCCAACGCTCCGCCAATTCGCTCGACGTTATCCGCGCGGTCCCAGTCATCACGGGCTTTCCAGCTGTGGACGGTTTTCTCTTTTTCGTCCAGGTAATCGGCAATTTCCGTGATGCGCCAACCCGTCCAGTACAAAAATTTGGCCTGGCGACGGTTATCACGGATTGGAGTTTCGGCGAGAGCATTCATGGCGCAGATGCTGCCTTCCGCGCGCGAGGTATACCCGCCCGGCTCCCTGTAGGAACCCGTTATACAAGTGCGGCTCGTTGCCCGCGAGGCCGCAGCTACCGACCATGCCCACATCGCAACGGCAGTTCGCCGCCACAGCACCGAGGACTCCCCATGGCCAGCAGCACCAAACAGAAATTCCGCTCGAAGTGGACCCGCATTGCCGTAGAAGGCGCGACCACTGATGGCCGCAACATCGAGCGGAGCTGGATTGCCGACATGGCCTCGCAGTACAGCCCAAACACCTATGGCGCTCGCATCAATTGCGAACACATCAAGGGTTATTGGCCTGGCGGCGAATTCGGTGCATACGGCGACGTATTGGCACTTAAGGCTGAAGAAGTCGAAATTGCCGGCATCAAGAAGCTGGCGCTGTTCGCCCAACTCGAACCCAACGACGCCTTGCTGGCATTGAACAAGCAAGGTCAGAAGGTCTACACCTCGGTGGAGATCCAACCGAAGTTTGCAGACAGCGGCAAAGCCTACTTAGTCGGCCTCGCTATTACTGACACCCCAGCCAGCCTGGGCACCGAAGCACTTAGCTTCAGTGCTACACACGGCACCTTGGCAGGCCGCAAACAGGACAAAGACAACCTGTTCAGCGCCGCCGAAGAAGCCGGACTCGAATTCGAAGAAGTCACCGACCAGCCGAGTGCTTTTGCATCAATCAAGGCCAAACTCGGTGAGTTCATCAAACTGAGCAAGGACAAGGAAGGCAAGGACGCCACCACTTTCTCCGACATCGGTGAGGCGCTGGAAAGCCTGGTAACCCTTGCCACCCAGCAGGCTGAGCAAGCCGAAGTTTCAAGCACGGCCATGGCAGATTTGAAAAAGCAGTTCACCAGCCTGGATACCGAGCTGAAAGAGCTCAAAACCAAGCTCGGCCAAACCGCTGACCTCAGCCAGCCACAGCGCCCGCACAGCACGGGCGGTCAAGGTACCGTACTGACCGCTTACTGAACCCACGGCCCAACACCGACAAGCCTATTCACCGGAGAACACCCACATGCGTAAAGAAACACGCTTCGCCTTCGCCGCCCTGGCCGTGCAGATCGCTCTGCTCAACGGCGTAGCCAGTGCCCACGAAAAATTCAGCGTAGACCCCAGCATTCAGCAAAAACTGGAAGTTGCGGTGCAGGAGTCCGATGGATTCTTGAAACAGATCAACATCATTGGCGTCGATGAGCAGTCAGGCGAAGCCCTGCTGCTCGGTGTCAATGGTCCGGTTGCCAGCCGCACTGATACCTCCGGTGGAACCCGCCGCAGCCCTTTGAGCCGCAGCACGCTGAGCAAAGACAGCTACATCTGCAAGCAGACCAACTTCGACAGCGCATTTCCCTATGCCCTGCTGGACGCCTGGGCCAAGTTCCCAGACTTCCAGGTAAAGCTGAGCAACGCGATCATCCTGCGCCAAGCACTGGACCGCATCATGATCGGCTTCAACGGCACCAGCGCCGCTGCAACCACCAACCGTGCCGCCAACCCTCTGTTGCAAGACGTCAATATTGGTTGGCTGCAAAAGATCCGCCTGAGCGCCGATGACCGCGTGCTTGATGCTGCCACCATCGGTCCGCGCAAAGTCATCAAGGTTGCGGGCGTCGACACGGTATTCGAGGGTGACTACTCCAACCTCGACGGCCTGGTGTTTGACGCCATCCAGATGCTCGACCCATGGCACCGCACCCGCCCTGATCTGCGTGTGCTGGTTTCCCGCAACCTGATGCACAGCAAACTGCTGGCGGCGGTGGAAAAGGGTGCCGACTCCAACCAGGAAGAAAACGCCGCCCAAGAGATCGTCAGTCGCGCCCGTTTGGGTGGCCTGCCGGTCGTCGACGCTCCGTTCTTCCCGGATAACACCGTGCTGGTCACCACCCTCAGCAACCTTTCGATCTACTACCAGAACGGTGCACGTCGCCGTCATCTGAAAGACGAACCGGAGCTGGATCGTATCGCCGACTACCAGTCCTCCAACGAAGCCTACGTCATCGAAGACTTCGGCCTGGTCGCTCTGGTGGAAAACATCACGGCAGTCAACTACCCAGCTCCAACCGGGGCATAAGAGGCGCGCCATGCACCAGACACCAGCCCAACGCAACCAGCTGCGCAAACGCGCAGCCATTGAGTCCGCCGCAACTGCGCCGGCCACTTCAATGGAAGGCGCAACCGCTTATGAGCACCAGCTGGCTCAACTGGCTCAGCACCGTGCGCGTCTCAAGCAGGTGCAGTCCAATCAGGGCAAAGCCGAGCTCAAGGCTCTGCTGATCCCTGAGTACGAACCGTACGTGCAAGGTGTACTGGATTCCGGCAACGGTGCCCAAGACGAGGTGCTCACCACCATCATGCTCTGGTGCATTGATGCCGGCGGCTACCCCGGAGCGCTGCAGATCGCCAACTACGTCATCAAACATGGTCTCAAAATGCCGGATCGCTTCGAGCGCTCAACCGGCACATTGATCGCTGAGGAAATCGCCGAAGCAGCCCTTAAGGCACAAAAGGCGGGCGACAGTTTCCCGCTGTGGATTCTTGAGGAAGCCCAGCGCATCACCGCCGAACAGGACATGCCAGACCAAGCTCGCGCCAAACTGCACCTGGCGCTCGGGAAGGCCTTCGCAGCCATTCCTGATGATGCAGTTGGCGAAAACTTGGGAGCCTTGACTGCTGCCAAGCAGCACCTGGCTAAAGCCATCGACTTGCACAGCAATTGCGGCGGCAAAAAGGATCTGGAGCGCGTCGAGCGTCTCCTCAAGAAACACGCTGCCCCAGGCAGCTAACAGAGCGTCCCCACGCACCCCGCCGGCTCGGGGCAGATCGGCCAGGCCGCTCCTCCTGAACGTGAAGCCCCGACCACCGGCGACCTATTTTCGAGTGCAGTCACATGAGCGCATTTGTAGCCAGCGGCACCGTCGCCGGCGGCCACATGAACACCGACCCGTTCTGGCCGTCGATTGACTTGGATGCGTTGCGCGCCACCCTGCGCATCGACTCCAGCGTCACCCCAGCACGCCTGGAAACCGCCGTGATCTCTGCCGCTATCAACCTCAACCGCGAGCTGAGTGACTGGCGAGCAGCTCAACAGGCAGCTGGCTATGCCACGTTGGAAGCCGTACCAGGCGACCGGATCAAGGACGTCTCGGTAAAGGCTCACCTCTACCGCCGCGCGATCGAGGCCGGTACCGGCGCCGAGGTGTGTGAGCGTTTTCGCGACTACAGCGCCACCAACACGGGCAACAACAAGGCCGAAGAGGTTGCACCCACCATCGACGACTACCGCCGCGACCTGCGGTGGGCAGTGCGTGATTTTCTCGGCAAAAGCCGCACCACCGTGGAGCTGATCTGATGCCTGTGCAGATCCGCACCAATCAAAACGAAACCGTCGACGCCCTGTGCTGGCGGTTTTACGGCCGCACCGCAGGCGTCACAGAGGCCGTGCTCGAGGCGAACCCCGGCCTGGCCGATCACGGCCCGATTCTGACGCAAGGCCTCACTGTCAGCATGCCCGAAGCCAAAACCAGCGCGCCCCAACGGCAGATGGTGAATCTATGGGACTGATCCTCTGCAACCAAGGAAACCCACACCATGGCTGATCCGACTTCCAGCGTTGTGACTGGCCTTCTTATCGGCTTGGGTCTGTCCACCGTTACGCCTGTTATCGACGACGGGGCGCTGTTCGGCGCCATCCTCGGTGCCTGGCTGGTGACCAGTCTTAAGCGCGACCTCAAGGTCTGGCAGCGCCTGGGCTCACTGTTCCTTTCCGCAGGGGTGGGCTACCTGTTCGCGCCCATCGCTTTGCAAGCAATCCCGTTCATCACCAGCGGTGGCAGCGCCTTTATCTGCGCCCTGGTGGTCATCCCGATCAGCATCAAACTGATGATGTGGGTGGAAAAAGCGGATATCTGGGACATCTGGCGTCGTATCCGAGGGGGCACCTGATATGCCGAACATGGAACTGGCCGTGCAGTTGATCGCGGCAATCGCCTACCTGCTGAGCGCCCTGCGCCTGGCCT